GTTTACTTTGTCAGCAAACCGTTCAACTAACTCTTCTGATGTAATCTCTAATACTTCCATTATAGTTACTTCATCATATCGTGATGCAATACGCTCAAGTAATTCGTCAAGAGTTAGCACCGTACTTCCCCCGTAGATACGTCATAGATACAGGCATCTCATCAAACGTACCGTTATCTACTTCATTCAAAACCCAAAGACCAGACCAAGATCCGTTTGTTTGTGGGTTAAGATACTGCTCATCATGTTGATAGTATATACCAGCAAACAGTGCGGTCATTCTTTTTCCTGCTGCGTTTCTGTCAAAGGCAATGTCTCTGTCCTGTACGTGCCCCATGATGCATGACATATGTTTCTTTTGGAGCAGTAGTTTTGCATTTGTGACTGGGCGGCCCATAACACCGCTAGTAAAAAAGTGACAATAAGCGACACCATCCACAATGATAGGCTGAAGATACGGAAGAACTTCCCAACCGCGCAGATTAAGATCTTCATAACTCATCAGTCCTTCTAGCTTTGCATCGTTCTCTACTGCACGTTCAATGCGTTGTTCATGGTTACCTAGTGTAAAGATAAGACGCGGCTTCCATATTTTCTTTCTTCGTTTACGCAGTCGCTGTTGTTCTGCTCTGATGCAGTCCATGAATACCTGCATAGCTTCGTTACCTGCCTCAACATCAGCAGAGTAACGTCTACCTTCAAACGACTTCTTGCCTACGTCATACGATGACAACGATGGCATATCCCAGTGGTCACCCAGATGTACGATAACGTCAGGCTTGACAGCACAAGCATACCTACCAGCCCACCTCATGTGGTCAATGGGATGTTCTGGTTTTATCTGAGTGTCAGGTATTACTAGATGTCTTGTCATCTTCTCCATCCTGTAGGTATTGTTTTAAGAGTGTACCAACGGAATCCATGCTTCTCTGCCCACTCTTCCATTGTGTAGCGTGTACCATCTTTTCTTCGTTTGGCTCCCGGCATTGGGGTGCTTGGTCGTTGGAAGAGAAATACCAACTCCTCCGTCCAGCTAAGTGCCTCTGCGATAATGACATACTTACGTGCCTCTTCAGATGTACGGAACCTACCCTTTGCTTCTATGTACACAGTCTTACCACGGTGTGTGTAAACAAAGTCAGGCTCGTAGTGTTTAGGAACTGCATAAAAGATGCGTTGTTCTGGATGATACTCACAGCCCTGCATAATATCATGGGCTTCTTTCTCAAACTTAGAATCAAACTTCACTTGGTTTCTCATACTTGTCATCATGTGAGCGTAACAGGTACAGAAGGTTAAGGCTTTCTAGTAGTCGGTCCTCATCCAACTCGTTGTCCCAGTAGTGAGTAAGGCACACGCTGTAGCACTCCCATTCAGTAGCACAAGGATCAATGATCTTGTCTGCTTTCTTAGGACCAATACCGTGTATGCCGGGTATGTTATCAACACGATCACCCATCAACGCTTGCTTATACAACCAACGCATAGCGTCATCAGGGTTAAATGCATTTAAGTTTTTCTTGGTGTAGTCATACATAGGACAAGGAATCTGTTTGAAGTCTTTGTCTAACGAACAGATGATAGCTTTGTGATCTAGCTCAGTGGCCTTGATAGCTATGGCATCGTCAGCTTCCATGCCGTTAACAACTTGTGCGTTCCATTCTGACACCATGAAATCACGGAGCAGTTTCTTGTGTACAGGTACACGCTTCTCTGTTCTGTTTCCTTTGTACGGTAGAGTAACAGCAACCTCGTCCCTGAAGTTGCCCTTACCTGTTAGGTACACAGTGCTGGTGTTGTAGTGTTCTGAAAGATCTACAACCATTTCAGACAGGTAGTTGTCTAGGGTCTGCACTGCAACGTCTTCACTTTCCTCGTCACAGGCAAACCCTACACGGTACACCAGCATATCACCGTCAATGAGTATCACAGAGCTTCCATCTCTTCTACTTCTGGTGCGTACTCAACAACCTCATCAATCACAAGACGCTTGAGTGTGGCACTACGACCTTTCTTCTTGAGGTACTCCCAATCGTAATACCCGACGAGGCACTTGGCTTTGGAACCATTACCCACCACGACTCCTGTTTCTGGATCGTCCATGTCATCTCGTGGTGTCCGTCCTTTGATGAGCAACTCTGTTCCGTCAGTTCTAAATGCTCTGTACTTGTTGTTGGATTTGCAGGTGATGTACGATCCACGCTCATCTCCCTTGTTGTTAATGTTGATACCCATATCTTCCAACGCAACAACAGCAGCATCAGATAGGTTAGCAAGATCAACTGTGTACTTACCAGCTAACTCGTTCTTGTGAGTCAGGTTAGGCCAGAACAATTCACAGTTAATCATTACATTGGGTGCTTCATTAGACATATAGCATTTCTCCTGCTAGTTAAACTTACCCTAATATTATACCACATAAAATAGAATTGTGCTAGTGAGTATCACACCAACTAGTACCAACCCTATACTCTCCGTCTAACGGACAGTTCAGTTGCAGGAGTTCACCTGCGAATATCATTGCGTTGACACAAGACTTACCTATGAAGTCTGCGTCCTCTGGTCTGCACTCTATCTGCCATTCATCGTGGACCTGTGCAACCAGTTTGAAATCTACATGAGCTAACAAATCATACAAGATAACAATAGCCTGCTTCATTACCACAGCACCAGCGCCTTGTAGTAACGTGTTAAGTGCAGCGTGTTGTGAGCGTACACGTATACGTCTGCCATCAAGACCAGTAACAAAACCAGATGCTGCATCTGTAGCTACCTTCTGTCGTAGCTCTGCTAATGCCGGTGTGTTCTTTAGGAATGTCTCTTTTAACTTACGACCTGCGTTGCTTGTAGCGCCTACCACACTACCTATCTTGGCATCACCTGCACCGTACAAGAACGCATAGATAAATGTCTTGGCTTGATCTCTTGTCTCCAAACCAGCAGCTTTCTGATTAGCTGTGTGTATATCACCTGTTAGTATTTCTTTTGTGTAGTTATCATCGTTCATATAGTGTGCAAGCATACGTAGCTCAAGACCACTTGCATCAGCACCAACAAGAACACGACCACTAGGAACAGTAAACAACTCACGACATTGTTTGCCGTACTCAGCCCTTACAGCAGGAACTTGAGCCATGTTTGGATTGGAGTGTGCCATCCGTCCGGTGACAGCGCCGATGTGTCTGACTCTGCCATGTATTCTCTTGTCTTCTCCAACTGCTTTAATCCACGAGTCAACTTGAGAGGCTCGCTTCTGGCAGAGAAGATAACGTAGTATGATCTTTGCCTCTGGAATGTGAGTCTGCTTTTTAAGGGTAGCCTCATCGACCTTTGGTTTTCCTGCGGGAGTGAGTTCCTTCCACACTGCACCCTTGCCAGCAAGCCGCTCTGCAATCTGTTGTCTACTACCGACATTGAATACCGTAACTTTGTCCTTGAGTCTCTTCTGTGTTTTATCACTGACCCTCTCCTCTACTATTGGCGGGAACACACGCTGTAGATCCTGCTCAATCCTGTGCATACGAGTAGTTAATTCTTCGTACAAAGATAACGCACTCTCTTTATCAAACTCAAAGCCATTGTCTTCCTGATCTTTACAGATGAACGCAACGCTGTGTTCAAGGTCAACACAATGCTGACTGAACCCAAACATCTGCATCTGTGCCATCAACGCATCATGTAATCTGTGAGTGACATCCACATCTCTCTTGCAATACTCAACCATCTCTTCAGAGAGTTCTTCCCAATCACTATGCTCTCCTTTAGGAAAGCCAAGCCTAGTTCCCCAAGCAGCGAGGCTGTGACCACCATCCAGATCGGGATGAAAGAGACGAGAAAGAACCAGCGTGTCCACAACTCTGTGTTGAGGAATACGTATACCCCATAACCTGTGCAGAACAGGAAGGTCATACCCAATAATATTGTGACCACATATAGATCCACCTTTTCCCAGTTCATTCATCAAACTCCTTCTAGATAAGTGGGTCAAGTGAGCTTCGTTCGATCTCTTTGTAACCACGCAGTGTACTTTCGTAGGGTTCAGGCCGTCTGCCTCTATGTCTAAAAACACAGTATTCGTAGTAGGCGAGATCAAGCTGTTGTCTTTCTGAAAGTTCATAGCCATTCGTCCTCATCTCCTTGTTCTGTTCCTGTGTCATAATCCAACGTCCCATCTTCGACATCTCGTATCTCCTCTAGATCACTAAGGGTAGCATAGTCTATGTTACCTACTGTTATCAAGTCATCTTCAGCAAGGTAACGACTACACTCATTACACAAATCAACAAACTCTCCGCTACCACTGAACTTTTTGGTTAGCTCGTAGTCTGTCATTATCTTATCGCAAGCAACACATCTCATTCGAATACCTCAGTGAGCCTCCCTGTGTCCTTGTTGTACATCAGTGATGTAGATGGCCCTGTCATACCACTGAACCTGTTCTTCAGCACACGCACGTTGGTTGTGTTACGTACCATAGGATCCTCTGCCTGTGCATTACGTTCTAATCCTAGCACGATGTCACTAAGTTGTGCAATGGCTGCACTACCACGTAGCTGACCAAGGCTGGTGTATGCGCCGTCTTCATGGCCCTTGCCTTCAGGTCTACGCAGGTGTGACACAATAAAAATAGACACACGCATCTCCTGACAGAACATACGTAGCTTAGTCATAATCTCATCAATAGCTTTACGCTCGTCGCCGTTGTCCTGATCTGATACCAGTATTGATATGTGATCCAACACTATGTACTGCACACCCAGTACCTTGATCTGGTAACGGAACCTAGCCAACACGTTCTCTATCTTGTTGGACCCAAACGTATCCCACAGTACAACACGGTCATCAAGATCCATGCTGTCAAACACACGGTCAACCTCACTGGGTGAGTAGTCACATCCCGGTAGGTGTATTGGTTTGTTGATCTGTAATCCTACTAGACCACGAGCAGTACGATCAGGTGTCTCCTCAAGGAACGCCAGTCCTACCCTGTCGTTAGTCTGTGACAAGATGGAGAACACTAGCTCACGCATGAACGTAGACTTACCTAGACCAGAGCCCGCACAGATGGTGACTAGCTCAGTCGGTCTAATACCAAACGTCATGTCATCCAGTCCCTTGTATGGGTAGCGTACCTCTGCCTCTTCCAATGGTTTCTTCAGCGACTCACGCAGTGAACCCAGCATCACCATACCATCAGGTGTGTACGTCTTAGCTGCCCACCACCTCTTGACAAACTCTTCCTTGTCACTGTTCATCAGGTAGTCACAAGCATCCTTGTGTTCTCCGTGCTGGTAGATCCTAGACTTACCACCAAAGATGTCAGCACACTCCAATGCAGCAGACCTTCCGTGATCGTCGTTGTCAAAGCAAAAGATTATGTGGTCGTACTGATCAAGAAAGTCATAGGCTCTGCGACAGTCAGCAGCAGCACCTTGTGCACCGTTACGTATAGACACAACAGGGTACTTACCACCAAACATTTGATATGCAGCCAACGCATCGAACTCTCCCTCCACTACGGTTATGTACTGACCACCACTAGGAAACAGGTGCTGACCGTACAACCCAGCCTTCTTCCAGTCCCCACCAATCTTGAACTGCTTGTCTGGATACCTAGTCTTCACCGCCACTAGCTCACCCTGTGGTGTGTGATAGCCAAACAGAATGTTGCCTGCCTTCTGCTGTGCAGAGTATGCAGACATGGTATCGGCAGTTATACCCCTGTCCTGATAGCCTCTGTATGGCTCTGTAAAGGCCGCTCTGTCGAACCCTGCCGCTGGTACTACTCGTTCCTTAATGTTGCTCACAGAGCCTCCTGTGGCTTCTGACGGGGTGAACTTAGCACAGGCAAAGCAGTAACTAGATCCATCCTCATTGTATGACAGTGCATCACTAGAACCACAGTCCTCACATTGCTGGTGCAGTTTAACAAAAGCCATCAGTGTACTACCTCCTCATCTCCGAATATCATATCATACTTAAGTCTTATTTCTTCTTCGGTATAATGATCCTTCAAAAACTTACGCTGCAACTGGATA